CTGCAAGGCGATGTGCGTGCCGATATTGTTAAAGCCGATGCCGATCTGGTTTGCGCAAGCCTGAATGCAACTGTCATCAAGTGGCTTACTGAGTGGAATTTTCCCGGTGCTGCGCTGCCGCAGGTGTGGCGCAAGTGCGAGGATGATGAGGATTCCAACACGGCTGCCGAGCGCGATGAGCGCATCAACAAGATGGGCTTTAAGCCTACGCTCAAATACATTCAAGAGAAGTATGGTGGCGAGTGGCTTGAAGCTAGCACACCAACTAAACCAGATTTAACGGTATCCAATACCGGTTTTACTGTGTCGAATACTGAAGGTGCACAGTTTGCCGAAGGCGATATTCAATTCGCCGATCAGATCGCGCTTGATGCCGCCATTGAGGCGATTGCGCCAAACATACTGCAAGGCCAAGCCGTCACTGCGCTCAAGCCTGTGTTGAAGATGATCGCCGACTCTGTCGACTATGCCGAGGTGCATGACAAGCTGGCTGAGATATTCCCGCAGATGGATACGCAGCAGCTCGAAGAGACGCTGGCGCGTGCGATGTTTGTGTCTGAGGTATGGGGACGCTTGAGCGCTGAAGCAAATGCCTGATAAGGTCGATCTCTCTGCCGTCTTCGGCCTGCCACCCGAAAAGGCCATCGAGTACTTTCAGGCCAAGGGTTATGCCCTCACTTGGGACTGGAAGGACTTATGGCAGGAGTCGCAAGCCAAAGCATTCACCGTCGCCAAGGTGATGAGGGCGGACATCTTGCAAGATATTCGCGGCGCGTTAGACGATGCGTTAAACAACGGCACCACATTCCATGAGTTTCAGAAAAGTTTAACGCCCATCCTACAAACCAAAGGTTGGTGGGGGCGGCAGTTGGCTTCCAAGGTTGACCCTACCCAGCCCGATCTGGTTGATCCCGCATCCGGTGAAATTAAAACCGTGCAGCTGGGCAGCCCGCGCCGCTTACGCACGATCTATCAAACCAACTTGCAAACGGCCTACATGGCTGGGCGCTACAAGTCGATGATGGAAAGCACGGAATCGCATCCGTACTGGCAATACGTCGCCGTGCTGGATGGCCGTACACGCCCGGCGCATCGCGCCATGAATGGCCGCGTGTTCCGTTACGACGATGAGCTGTGGGGCGCGATGTATCCGCCCAATGGGTTTAACTGCCGCTGCCGCGTGCGCCCTATGACGGCAGATGCAGTTGGGCGAGAAGGCTTCACGGCTGAGTCGTCCGCTGATCGTCTGATCGATCACGAGATCACGCTCGGCGATGGCACCACGACAACCGTCAAGGCGCTGCGCATCAAGATCGACGGTAAGGACAAGCTGTTCGCGCCGGACGCAGGCTGGAGCTACAACCCCGGGCGTGCCGCCTTCCAGCCCGAGCTAGACAAGTACGATTACAAAGTGGCGCGCCAGTACGTGCATGGCACGCTGACTGGTCCAGCCTTCACAGGTTGGTATCAGAACATGGTGGATGAAGTAAATCATGCGCGAAGAGGAAGAATGTCAGCCGAGTTAATGCGGCAGACGCTCACGCATGATCTGGTTACAGGGCAGCGTTACCCGGTCGCTGTACTCGATGATGCAACGCGCGATCTGATCGGTACTAAGACACGTACAGTGTGGCTGTCAGACGATACATTGCTCAAGCAGATCATCAACCGCACTGGTCAGAGCATCGAATTACAAGATTACTGGCGGGTGCAGGGCGTCATTGAGCAGGCATCGCTAATCGTGCGCGATGGTGCGCTGACGCTGGTATTCATCAAACAGGATGGAAAATATTACCAAGCGGCGATCAAAGCGACACAAACCGGAAAGGCGCTGTTTATGACTTCATACCGCGAGACGAGTCTGGATGATGCGAAGCGGCTAATGGGAAAAGGGATTGTGCTGAAAAACGAACTATAGGGAAGTGACCTCGGGAGAGACTCCCATCTTCTCTCACGCGAACCGTCTATAAGCAGACGTCCTACGGCAGGGAGATTCACCGTGTTTCCGAGGTGCGACAAGTTTGGGGGAATCTATGTTTGAAGTCAAGATTGATGCAAAAAACGCGCTGGCCGGATTAGCGCAGATGGAACTCGGTACACGGAACCTGACGCCGCTGGCTCGTGGTATTTCTATAGAGTTTCTTAGTCATACCGAGGCAAACTTTGCCGCCCAAGGCAGGCCGAAGTGGATGGGGTTGTCGCCAACAACAATATCGATGCGCACTAAACGTGGAACATGGCCGGGGCAGATATTGCAAGTCAGCGCGGGCGGGTTGGCATCATCGTTGAGCACCGATCATGATGCGACTAGCGCCACGATTGGCAGCAATAAGAAATATGCTGCGATGCAGCAGCTGGGCGGAATAACCAGCCCGCGCAGTATGATTCCCGGCAAGGTCATCCCCGCCCGCCCATACCTCCCTATGGACGCGCAAGGCAATCTGCAACCGGAAGCCGAGGAAGGGATCATGCGGCTAGCTAACGATTATCTGGCTAGCATCGGCGGCAGGTAATTTACCCGAAAGCCGGAAAGCGCCCCTGTGGCGTTTTTCACCCAAGACAAGCGCCCGATGTAGCCAAAAATCTGTAGCGACGTTTTTAACGGGGGTCTAACGGCCTTGTCGGGCGTTTTTTTTTCCAGTTTCGCGCGCATGTTTTACTTTTACCCATGTTTTGCATTTTTCGGCGCGGGGTGTTAGTTTAAAAAAGGCTTATTTCCCGCCCTCTCTTCACCGGAAATACTTCCGCCTAAACAAGCCTCGCATGGCTCGCCAAAATGGCGACCATGAACACATCAAAACCAATCCAGATTTTCAAGCCCGGCAAGCATGTCGCGATGAGCGGCGCTGAATTGTCGTTTTCTGAAACCGATGTAGCGGCAACTGCTGCGGCCTACGATCCAACGCTGCACGAAGCGCCGTTAGTGATAGGGCATCCAAGGCATGACAATCCGGCTTATGGCTGGGTTGGTAAGCTGGCCTTTACTGAAGGCGTGTTGGATGCTGACCCAATTCAAGTCAATCAAGACTTCGCTGAGATGGTATCCAGCGGCGCGTTCAAAAAGATTAGTGCCTCGTTTTATTCCCCTGATGCACCCAGCAACCCTGTCCCCGGTGTTTATTACTTGCGCCACGTTGGCTTCCTTGGTGCTCAGCCGCCTGCTGTTAGGGGTCTGCGCTCACCGGAATTCGCCGAGACCGAAGAGGGCGTGGTCGAGTTTTCCGAATGGGACGATGTGGATAACGCCAACCTATGGCGCAGATTGCGCGAGTGGTTCATTGGCGAAAAAGGAATTGAGGTGGCCGATCAGGTTATCCCTGCTTATGAAGTGAAGAATCTGGAGCAAGGTGCTCAAGACGAATTGAGAGAGTCGCAAACCGCTGCCGTGGCTACACCTGCCTCGGCATTTTCTGAACAGCAAACACAAGGAGATGAAATGTCCGCTGAAGAAAAGTTAGAAATGGCAAGACTAAAAGCTGAGAACGAAAAGTTCAAGGCCGATCAAATTGCTTTTGCCGAGGCCGATAAGAAACGCAAAACAGATGCGCTGCATGCTGGGCACCTCGCTTTTGCGAAAGGATTGGTCAAGGACGGCAAGCTGCTACCCGCGCATAAAGACTCGACCGTGGCTACGCTCGACTTTATGGCCGGGCAAGAGGATGTGGTCGAGTTTGGCGAGGGTGATGCAAAGAAGCCTCTGTTGGATGTTCACAAGGAATTCTTGCTTGCTCAGCCAAAACAGGTCGAATTCGCCGAAGTGTCGGGTGCCGCTGGCGATGCTGTCGGTGTCGTCAACTTCGCTGCGCCGTCCGGCTACGGCGTGGATAGCGACCGTTTGGCGCTGCACAACAAGGCACTGGCATATCAGTCGGCTAACAAGACGACTTATGAGGCCGCACTGGCTGCCGTAAGCGCATAACCCCCATCCATCACAAAGGAGAATAAAGATGAAAAATGCAATCAGTTTGCTGGTGCTGACCATGACCGCCAGTGCCGCGATCAATGCTAACCGATTCGTTACGCCCGCCGCTGCTTTGGCTGGTGCAGGCGTTAACGCCCAAGGTGTATCTGACACAGATGCTGCAATTGGTGACAAGTTAGCTGTGCATGTGCTCGGTACCGCCATCGTAGAGGCCGGTGCCGCTATCGCTGCAGGTGCGTTAATCGAGACAGATGCGACGGGGCGCGCGATCACCAAGAACGCGGGCGTAACCGTTGCGCGTCTTGCACCCGGCGAGGTAGCGACCGCAGCAGGCCAGTTTGTTGAGGTCGTACTGATCCCGAACTAATTCGGCCAATCTTTTTTGCTGCACAACTTTAAATTCACATCAATTTCATAGGAGCTACACAATGAAAAGCAAATACTCTTTCTGGCAAGTTCTGGCGATTATCGTCGGCATCTTCGCCATCTCGTTCGGCGCACACGCCGGTTATATCGATACCAGTGGCATGCTCGCCATCGGCGTGATTGGAAATATGACTAATGCACAAGCGCGTGTGATCGATCCGATCTTGACCACGGTCGCTCAGGGATATAAGAATGGGCAGATGGTCGCCGACTATCTGTTCCCGGTCGTTCCGGTTGATCAGCGCGGCGGCAAGATTCTCCAGTTCGGCAAGGAGGATTTCGAGCTATACAACACGGCACGTGCGCCTGGCACAAATACTAAGCGCGTGCAGTTTGGTCACCTCGGATTGCCCTATGCATTGGAGCAGCACGCACTGGAAGGTAAGGTGGCGTTCGAGCACTTGCAGGAAGCCAACCAAGTGCCGGGTATCAATCTCGGTCGCGGTGCGGTAACCAAGACGCAGAACATCATCTTGCTTTCCAACGAATACCAAGCGGCTTCCATCGCCCGCAAGGCGGAAAATTATGCGGCAGCCAACAAAGCAACGCTGGCTGGCACCTCGCGCTGGGATGACTATGCCTCCGGCGTATCCGATCCGGCTGCGGACGTCGATGCTGCCGTAGAGGCGATCCGTGCGCAGGTTGGCATGCGCCCTAACACCGTGGTGTTGTCGCCAAAGGCATACAAGGCGGCGAAGCGTCACCCAAAACTGATTGACCGTATTAAGTACACCAGTCGCGACAG